GGCCTCAAGCGCAGAATCGCCACCCGCGCCCTTCTTCACAGCCTCACGAACACGCGCGACAGCCGCCTCGGGAAGTCCCGACTCAGCAATCTTCTTACCGGCCTCAAGGACGGAATCAACATCGACAGATGCCTCTTCGATCTTCTCAGCAGGTTCCTCCACCTTGGCCTCCTGAATCGCGGCCACAGCAGATTCCAGCTTAGAGCCGATAGCTTCAACAAGAGAAGCGATCTCGCCCTTCAGCTCATCGAACTTGGACTCAAGCAGCTTTTCGTCCACAGTTCCCTCCTTAGTAATAGAGTTGTTCCTATTTGATTCTAGCAGATCAACAATGCCACCACCCGCACCGGGCGCAGTAACAAAGTCAACCGAGCGAACGCCAGCAAAAACAGGAACAACGCCTGTTTCCGCAATTGGCTCGTTGCACCAAGCGTTGATGGAAACACCAATATGCTCCCACTTATCCTTGATTAGATCATTCACCCCAGAAAACACCTTACACACAGTGTAGAGTGCGCCATCCTCACCAACCGTCGCGTCTTCCAAAAACACGCCAGCATAGTCACGAATAGAACGCTCAGGGCGCTCCCATTCCTCAGTCTCGGTTGGATGGTCGATAAACATTTCCGTGCCCGCCTTAAACAAAGGCGCAGACTCAGCCAAGTTCTCGGCAGTGTAAATACCGCTCGAACCCTGGCCCGGCACGATAATACGGATGCGGTACTTACCCTCACCAAGAGACTCAGTACCGACAGCCGCAGTTGACTCATGCAGCTTAAGCATCAGTCCCCCTATCCCGGTTGTCGTTCGTTCCATCAGACATTGGCCCAACACCTGTTGCACGCCCGTCTTCAGCGTCATCACTCTTTGTCGTGTCTTCCTCGCCCTCGTCCTCATTCTCACCCTCATCGGGTAGGGCAGGCAAATCTTCCAACGGCAAAGAACCAGCAATCTTCAAGAGCTGCAACACACCCGAACGCATCTCAATCTGATGCAAAGCACCATTCTGGTATGCAAGCGTCAAAGACTGAATACGACGGTGCGTCTGGTCATTGTTGATCGAACCGTACTCAATCGACACCTTAATGCCAAGAGCCGCAGCAATCTCATTCAACATGTCGATATGCAGGTTACGACGCAACTCCAACGCCTTAAACGTCGGGTCTTCCAGCGCAGTCTCAGCGCCCTGTCGTCCACCCGCAGAACCATCAGTCAGCAACACCGACAAGGGGATGTCGAGAGCAGCCGACACCATAGCCGCAAGAGGCGTGCCAGCCGAGAAATCAATACCCGCACCGGCCTTGTTAATCGCCTGAATGTCCTGCCCAGCGCCGATGTTCGCCGTGGCACCGACACCCGGCCCAGCCATACGCTGCTGGACAGCCTGTTGCTGCTTAGAGTTAACGCTAGTCGCCTTAAAGGCCAGCTTTGCCAAGGACTTCTCCATGAGGTGCGCGACCTCAAGATGCTCCTTGTACTTCTGCGCATACGACATAGCGCTCATGAGATCAGGCTTGCCATATTGCTCAGCAGCAAGCCGGTTCACGGTCGCGTACACAACCGTCAAACGCTTGTTCACCTTGTAGTTGGACTTGGTGATCTTCACGCCCACTCGGTCCCACAGCATGTACCACTGAGGCTCACCGCTCACGACAGGGTTAATGAGCACAGCAACGACATCACCTGTCGCGTCATCAGTCGCCACACCTGCAAGCCGCATGAGCGGAACAGGTGTAACAGTCTTCGTTGTCTTGTCGATCAAATAGATGACGCAACCGTCCGTGTTAAAGGACTGCTCGTCACGAACACGCGCCTGCACACTGAAACAAGCCTTCGTGTTCTCTTCGATCACCTTACGAGAAGGACCAGTAGAACCCTTGTAGACAACTGGGTCGCCCCACATGTACGCGTTACGCACAACCAGGCCACGCTTCACAATAGGGTTAAGAGTAGCCAAACGACGCGCACGGGCCGAATGGTCTCTAATCACGTCAAGAGTAATCAGAGAATCAGGGCCTTCGACAGCAGACAAAGGCAACCAGCCCACATCTTCACGCTTGAGACGCGCTAGGGAATCAGAAAACGCACCTAGCGCTTCTTGAAATGTCTGCTCATACTTCATGTAAATTATCCTATCATGCTAGAAATACAGACAACTCTTCCTCGAACATGAAGTCCAAGAGGTCATCTTCTTCAAGCAGATCATCAGGCGAATAATACTGACCTTCTGAATCACCGGCCATAATCGCACCAATGTTCTGATACGCATAAATGACAGCATCAAGAACGTCAGGCGACTTAATGCCGCGCTTACGCATGTTTTCCTTCGATTCAATAAGCATGGCACTACCCCTGTACTCATACTTGATTGAAGCGATCTCGTTATGTAGTTCATCATCATCCGGCAGGAAGACACGACCATCGGCGACAGCCTTAGCGAACTGATCGTACATAGCAGCGCGATAGTTGTACCACTTCGTGCTATCCCCAGACTTCGCGTTACCGTGAATACCAACGACAGAAATGTCAGCGGGCACGAAATTGTAGATACTATCAAGAACTGACGCACCGACACCAATCGCGTCAATACGAATCTCGACAGCCCCGAGTTCGACTGCTAGCTCACCAACCTTACGAGCAAGCTCAGGACCATTCAAGCCCTGGTAACGCCCATGAATCTTGATGTAGCCACCCTGGTTCGACACAATCACGGAACTGTCGGAACCATAACGGGCAACGTCAACACCGATAACAATCGGCATACCCTCATCAGGTTCAGAAGTGTCGTATGCCTCCATCGACTGCATGACGCGACCCATGTTGAACAGGCCGTCGTCAGACACGTCCGGGAACTCACCGAGGACGCGCGCTACGAAACGAGGGTCATCCTCGCCCCATTCCTTCTTACGTGCCTCAACCCAGTCAACCTGCACAAGACGAGTCGCAACCTCGATAGGTACGACTTCACCCGTGAAATTAGGTGTGTCATATGCACCGAACTGGATGATGTTCCAGGAGCGCTCTTCTGGCTTCAGGCGCATTTCCCGCTTGTAAACCTCGGCCATGTAACACGACGGGTCGTTAGGGTTAGCGATAGCCAAGATGCGAGCGTACTTATTTGTCGTGATTGCGTCCGCAGCGGTGAAGATTTCCTTGGAGATACCGCCAGCCTCATCCATAATCACTAGGACGTACTGGTCGTGGACACCCTGAAAGCCCGACTCGTCCTTATCGTCCGGCTTCATACCGAAAGCGATAGGATCTTGTCGATCTCCCATCTTCCACGTTGCATCGGCGTTAACCTTGCCACCAATGCCAGCGTCAGACTTGACACGGGGTATTTCTTTCCACAGGACGTTGCGGACCTGTTTCCAGTTTGTCGCCGTCGTGACGACTGTCGTATCATCGACAGGATGAGTGTCTACCCACCAGTTGACAAGGGTAGCTGAGAGTCGGCTGTTGTGTGTCGGCACCATGTGCTCACCCACGAGGTACATATGACTCTCAGAGTCCACCTCAATGCACTGGGTTGGCTCAGTCGGCACTGGCACGACATCGACAATGGTACGAACTGTCTTGCGCGAAGACTGAGCGTCCTGTTCTGGGCGCTCAAGGCTCTTTACGGAACCAGGCGTGAACGGGTCGAACGTAGGGTTGAACACCATACGCCAGCGAGGACCGACATCTTCACCATTCAGGTACGTCCGCTCCTTAGAGACCGAGCAGCGCACACCAAGTGAACGTACCAGTTCAGCGACACCGAGTGCCAACTGCTCGTTCATGAAGTCAATGCCGACACAAGTTGTCGCCTTTGTGCCAGTATTGAAGCCGTCAGTATCCATGAGGCCGCGCAGAAGATCAATCCTCTGCTCGATGGATGCGCGCAAGTACACCTGTGGAATGTGCTTGTTGTTCAGCACACCAAGCTCACGCAGCTTGCCCGCGTATCCCTGGTGTGTGAAGGCAAGATGCTCAGCACTATCCGAGTGATAGTAACGCTCATACAGACGGATGCCCTTAGAAGCGAACACATCCTTAATATGCTGCTTTCGAGCACCAATCGTAATCTCAGGGCTATTTGAGTGCCCATCACCGAGCCACACACCAAGCACATAAGGGTCAATCAGCAGATCAGCTTCTTGTCCGACAATAGGTGCGTTAATCGGAACGTAATGGTTAGCCTGGTTCTGCTTACCGTGTCGCAGAGACGACATGATCTCCCGCGTTTCACGGGTACGGCCATAAGACCAGCCGTTACGCCAGTCACCTTCAATACGCTTACGTGCCTTCTTAGCCTCGTTGAAGTTAAGAGTCACCCACTCATGGGCTTCTGGGCAGATAACCTCAGCACCATCGTTGAACACCACCTTAACCAGTGGAATGTTCCACACGGGTGATTTAGCAACAACCTTAGTAGGCTTACCATGCTCGTCAAGAACATAGTCACCAACGCGAAGTTCACCCATTGTCGTCCAGCCAGTAGGTGTAGGCAATGGTTCTGACACTCTTGTCGCCTTGCCTACGCCGTTAGAAGTGACAACCAACGTCTTTTGGTGCTCTACAACACTGCGCGCGACTTCACGCTGCTTCGACCACATGAACAATCCATGATCTTCAGCCCACTTAGCAGGGTTATTACGCCACACTTCAAGACGCTGGGCATCAGAAAACTTCTTAGCGACAGCACCGAAAGGCAGCATCAGTCGCCCTCAACTTCCACAGTCGCCTCAAGAAGAGCAGCAGGCTTATTCACAGCCTGAGAGAACCAGTCAGCCTTGTTCGTCTCCAAAGCCTTCTTAGCCTTAGCAGACAGGTGCGGGTACATGAGAGCCGTGTACTCTTCTAACACCTGATTAGTGAACGACAGCATGATGTTCACTTGCTTCTCTTCGATCACACGAATCTCATGAGTCACCGTCTGGCGCTTGAGGTTAGCGACCTCGGAAATCTCACGCAGAACAGCAAGAACAGCCTGAAGATTCTGGCCCCAGTTCCCCTTCTCGTCAGCAAGACCAAACATCTCGATCTGGCTGTAAGCCATGTCAACAAGTGCATCAAGACGGTCAAGCTGCTTGATGCGCATATTACGAGGCGACAACTCCTGTCGGCTGTCGTAATAGGACTGCTCGATAACGAACAGTTCTTCAGACGTGAAGCCTGTCGCAGAGATGATCTTGTTACGCTCCGTGCCACGCTTCAGCAGCGACAAAGCCATGTCGCGCTTGCCACGCAGCTCCGGGTCATCACTCGTCAGCAAATCGCGCGAGTTCGTCTTGGATACCACCAAGCACCTCCTTCACAGCCTTCTGAAACTTGTTGTCCAAATACACGTAAGTACAAGCAGCACCGGCAATCAAGCCAGCAGCGAGACCAACCAAAAACCAGGCAATGAGCATTAGTCCTCCTTTGGAACGGAAGGCAAGTCTTCTACCTTCACACCGGCCTGAACAGCCGCAACACGCACCGCATAAGCATGTTCCTTCCACAGGAACGCTTGCGTACGCAAATCAGCTTCAAGATCATCACGAGCTTCTTGAATCTCTTGAGCCTTCTTGTAACGATCAATGCATAAATCAACAATAGCCTTGATAACAAGGGTTACGGCAGAGCAAACGAGGCCCACCAATGCCGTGTTCATACGCTAACTCCTTGTTACTCACTAACGGTTGACAAGTATTCTTCCCTTGTCTTATTGTACCGTTCTTCTGCCTCTTCCAGCTTGCTCTTCGGCAGAACTCCGGGGCGATACGAGTAAGGCCACACACGCAGAGCACGCGCAAAAAAGAACAATGCGATAATTACTGACAAAATAATAACATGGAGCGGCCAGCGAACATGTGCCGTGGTCAGGACCAGTTCATTGATCGACACAAGCATGATGCCAAGGACAGCGACAAGCGCTGCGGGGCCTTCAAGCCACCAAGAACCCAGCCATGCTGAAGGTGCGCCCAAAACACCAGAGACGAGCATCAGCAAGGCCGCGAGGATGATTGTCCACGGCAACGAATCATAGCTTGTAAGGAACCCAATACCCGTAATTGCGATAGCTGTGTAGATAACCACCATCACGGCAGTTACCGACCTCGGCTCGCTCATTGATCTCAGCAACTTCTTCATGAGGCCATTATAGCGAAAACCCCCTCACTGACACCAGCAAGGGGGTTTTCAATTGTTATGTCACTCAGCATCAGGAGTGCCATACGACGGAGCCGTATAAACACCGCCAGTGTGAACAGTCGCAACAAGCAGACCAATCACCGAGAGAACTTGCTGAGCGACAGTAGACCACTGCTCCCAGCTTTCGGCAGTCCAACCGCCGTAAGCGACACCAATCGCACCAAGAGCCGCAAACAGCGCGTACAGCGCCTTACGCCGCTCAGGGGTCAACAGGTACCACTTCGTGCGGTCAACGGTCAGGACTTCGTTAGCCATATCCTCGTTCCTCCTAAATCGAAGTTACTTAGATTCTACCAGCTTCACGATGCCGTCAGCGTCCTGTTCGACAACCAGCTTACCGACAAGCAGCTTGCCGTCCTCACCGAAAATCGAGCAAGCACCGTCAAGGCGCGTCTGGCACAGGCCGACAGCCATAGCGCCCGTCTCGGTAAGGAAGTAGTCGTTGCCGTTGTACGACAGCCAGCCGGTACGCATAGCGCCGTTTTCCTCAAGGTAGTACCACTTGCCCTTGTCGAGCAGCCAGCCAGTCTGCATCTGGCCCTTGTCGTTCAGATAGAACCAGTGCTCACCGACCTTCACCCAGCCGGTCTCCATCTCACCATAACGCCCATCATGGACATCATGCAGGAAATACCAATGACCATCGATGTGCTGCCAGCCGAACTGCAACCAGCCCTTCTCGTTAGCGTAGAACCACTTGTCGCCCACGGGGAACCAGCCGGTCTCGTAGCCACCGTCTTCAGTGCGGTACCACCAACCACCATTCTGCGACACCCAGCCTTCCTTAGCGGACAGGTCAGCGTCAAGGTTGTCGTAATACTGCTGGGCCTTCTCGATGTACTCGTTTGCATACGTATCACGCAGCGAGGCAGGGCACATCGTGGAGTAGAAGTCACTGTGGGGGAACACGTTGACTCGCCACTGCGGACGGCCCAGACCATACGCACGACACAGAGCGGCAGTCAGGTGCGCACCCGCGTCAATCGTGGTCTCACCGACATCCCAGCCGCCCTCAGCGCCCGTAGAGTTCGCGTGCTCGATACCAATCGACTTCTTGTTCACGCCGGGGCAGTGCCACGCAGTATCCCAGTCGTGGACATACTGCGCAATAGCGCCGTCAATGTCAACATCGTAGTGCGCAGACGTACCATTGCCACTGAAGGCACCGTACACACCTTGGTGCGACATGGCCTTGCCAGCGTTGTGGTGAATGATGATGCGGTCGATAGCATTGCCACCGCGCCCCGCATCGAAGTTATCAATCCACAGGTTGTAGTCAGCAGTCAGGTCAGTCCAACTAATCACGATAATTGCTCCTAATCTCCCAAGGACCGAAGTCCTCGTACTCAGCCTTAATCATATCAGTGAACACCTGGACACCCTCTTCAGTGACGAACACCTGCCGATACGAATTACCCTTATCAGTGTAGACACGGCGCACATCGAGCAAGCCCTTGGCCTTTTCAGACGGTTCGCTGATACAGCGCCCCTTCTTCAAGAAACCTTCACGCCGGAGGAAACGAACGAGCTTTGTCGAACCGAACTTAGGGATGTCCGTGAGGCTTGCAGCAAAATCACGCAACGAAGGTTCCATCACACACCATCCACATCAACGAAATAGTCAGCAAACGGGTTATCCCCCGGCTCGCTGAACTCCATGTTGATAGTCGCCGCTTCAGTGTCCATAGGCCGCAGAACTTCCTTCGGCTGTCGAACTGACTTGAAGATAAGAGTCCAGTCAACGGGCATGTAGTCACCCAGCAAGATCATGTCCTTGAGCGTCAGGTTCCCGTTCAACAGCTTAGTGCGGTAATACTGCGCAGAAGGGCCACCAAGCAGTTTTCCATCGTTAGTGATCGACAGGCCCGCGTCCTTGAACTGCTTAATCACGAGCTGTCGAATGAGATCAACACGAGTTTCAATATCCTGGGGGTACTCAGGAGTGCGAGACGCACGAGCCTTAGCCATACGGGCGCGCGCCTCTTCGAGCTTCACAGGGTCAGTAATTTTCATTCTTTCACCTCATACTTCTTCAGTAGGTCCGGTCGGAACCCGGACCAGTGTTCCTTAATTTGCGCGCCTTCGCGCACGACAACGACAGGTGCTTGCTGGTAACCCAGTGCGCGGATAAATGCCAGTGCAGCGGCATCTTCTGTCACGTCGATGCTATTGAAGGGCAGTCCCAGCGCCTTCAGCTTGCGGTACGTAGCCGTACACTGAGGGCAGTTGGGCTTGGAGTAAACGGTAATCATTCTCAATTGACCTTTCCGGTGGAACCAAAGCTACCTTCGCCACGCTCACCGGCTTGGACGGGTGGCTGTGCGTAGAGAGCCGACATGGCCTCTAGCTTGACAATAACAATCTGAGCGATACGCTCATGCTCTTCCAGCACGACAGGGGTGTCCTTGCTCATGTTCCACAGTGGAACGAGAACTTCGCCTTCGTAGCCAGCGTCGATGACACCGACACCGTTAGCGAGTAGAAGACCCTTCTTGCTCAGTGACGAGCGTGCGAAGACGAGTCCGACAGACCCATCAGGGATGTCATGCGTATCAGGGTAGTAGCCTGTCGCCACGTAGATAACCTCACCTGGGTAGATGATGATAGGCATCTTCGTGGACAGGTCAAAACCAGCATCGTTGTGGTGCTGTCGTTGTGGTCGCATCATTTTCTCCTTTCGTTGAGTACAACCATGAGTGCAGCAGCTTTAGCAAACTTCAAGGTGCTTGGTGCTACAACACAGTCTGAGATAACTTCGTCAGCTAGTTGTCCGAAGTCAGTTTCTAGGTCTTTATAGGTGTTATACCACTTGTTGATGAGTTTGCGGTTAATGCCCATGTATGTTACTGGGTCGCCGCTTGTCACAGCAATACGTGATTCTTTATCCCAGATGAAGTTAAGGTCATTAAGTGCTGGCACGTGTGGAACGAGCTTGTTCGCGTAGTTGTTGTTCCGGCTTACGTACTGGCTCAGGCAGATGACGACATCATTGAATCGCGGCTTTGTCTTTATCTCGCCGTCCCACCACTTGTAGATGCTGTCGATGAGCTTTTCTACTGTCGAGTCCAGCTTAACGGGGTTGAACTTCTTGACGCTTTCCGGTTGGTGGATGGTTCTGTCTGAGTAACTAAAGCTAGTGCGGCCAACTTTCTTGAGCCAGCCTTCCACTACCTTACTTGGGTCTGTCATGTGTCCTCCTTTCTATGCAGTCTATGTTAATACGTTTTTGTACGGAGTACAAGCTAAACTGATGTGACGAGTACCACTTAGCATTGTGGGTAAGGTAAAGCGCCAGCACTCGAAAGCACTGGCGCTTTACCCCGTTAAGAAGGTGCTTTCAGCATAGCACTCAGATGCGGTCACGTCCACGGCGACCGGCGCACCACGAAACCGTGAGAGCAGCAGCACCAGCCAGACCGCCGACAATGCCAATCACGGCAAAGGTCTGGAAGTCAGCGCCCGTCTTAGCGAGCTTGTCCTTCTTCAGGTTCTGAACAGTGGGCTTGTTCATCGACTCGACAGCCGTAGGGGTCACAGACGGAGCAGGAGAGGGCTTCACGGTCTCAGACGGCTTAGGGGACGGCACAGACTGTGGCTCATCAGAGGGGGAGGGCTTAGGGGCGGGTGCGGAGGGTGCAGGAGCCGGGGTAGGTTCCGTAGACGGCGCAGGTGTAGGCGTAGACGGAGACGGCTCAGGCTTCGGGTCTTCAGAAGGCGTAGGCTCAGGCGTGACGCTTGGTGCCGGGGCCGGAGTCGGCTTCACAGAACCATCACCATCCGTACCACCGTTCGACTTCACAGTCGCAGTAGCCTCCAGCTTCAGCCCATTCACCTCAGCATGGTTGGTCGCAGAGGTCTGACCCTCGGGAACGACAGTGTGCTCAGGCGGGTACGTCACACACGTCTTGGAGCCTTCAGGGGCAGTGAACTTGATCGTGTTCGGGTCCACCTGGGTGGCAGTGATGACCTCGGTCGTATCAGGATTCCACGTGTCAGACTTCGCGCACTTCACGGTCGTACCCAGCTTCGTGTCGAAGTCCTTGACGCTGTACTCGACACCGCCCTTGGCAATCCACTTAATGCCCCAGCTAATAGTGCCGTCCGCATTAGACCAACCGAACTTCACGTTCTCCGGGTTTGCGTACTCGTAGTGCGCAGGAGAAGAACAATCGTTCGTACAGGTTCCCGTACCCTCCTTGTCACCCCAGACAAGGGTCTTCACAGCCTTACCGTTCAGCGTGATCGTACCCTCGGGGGGGGCCAAACCCCCCCCCCCAAGACACGGCCGCGGCCCACCAACGCCCGCCCCCACCGTCTTGTCCTTGTAAGCGTCCGGCACTTCCTTGACCGTGCAGGTCAGCGTTGCCTCGTTGGCAGAACACTCACCGATCTTGGTGCCGTCGTCCAACGTGAAGGGGAAAGATGCCGCCCACGTGAACGGAGCCTTGCCCTCGTTCGGCACGGTCGAGACAGTGAACTGCTGGCCGACAGCCAGATTCTCCACGGCCCAGGTGCCACCGACGTTGACCTCAGAAGAGGTCTGTCGAGACGAGGACGTGGCCTTCGTGACCTCGGCCTTGATCTCGGTGTTGTCGGCAGCATTG